CGCCTATCTTAGCTAACCAAGGTGAGGAGCTAACTCTGTCCATAACAATAACACTATGATCTCTTGATTCACAGTCCCAAGGTTGTGCTAAATGATCTTCCATAGGATCAGGAAAATCTTCCATAGGTATATCGGCAACCATACCTTGTATAGGCATACGAGCCCACATAGCCCCGCCGTGTATATTAGGTTCATCATTATCTTCGCAGTTAGATTCTTCGCCTGTAAAAACTACTTGAAAACTTAAGGATCTATCAGGTATGGTGTTAACGGCAATAGCTAAAGCATGTATATACTCATCATGATATTTTTCATGATTGTGTGTAAACTCCCTTCTTATCCAACATTTAAAATGCGGGATGTTACTTATTAAATTTGGCACTATCTACTATATCTTGCTCTTCTTCTAGCAGCATTTCCAGCTTTCATGATTCCGCCTTTGGATTTTTTCATGATTTTGCCACCCTTAGACTTCTTCATCATAGCTCCGCCCTTAGATTTTTTCATGATGGAGCCACCTTTCGATTTTCTCATCATCATGCCACCTTTGGATTTTTTCATCATGATACCGCCTTTGGATTTTTTCATTTTGCTACCGTTCTTTGATTTTTTATAATGACCTGGCATTTTTACTCCTTAAGTTATCTTATTGTAGTAACTTTTCTTCGATCTTTCATTACTTTACCACAACCTTTAGCTATAAGTGATACTGGACCACCTTTTTTCAACTTTGTAGAAACATTAATCGGTTTACCTTTTCTATTAGGGTTTGGGTCTTTTCTTCTTTTTCTTTGTACTATTTTGGCTCTAGCTTCTTTTGACATACCTTGTGCTTTTTTCTTAGGCAAACATCTAGGTTTACCCTCTGCTTTTTTTCTGCCACCACAGGAGCCAATAATATTACCTTTGGCATCCATACGGACCCATTCTTCATCTAACCAAGACTGTAGTTGTCCTTTGCTCATCTTAATCTGTCAGACATCACTCTGCCTTGACCTCTAACTTTGGATACAAGACCGCCGTTAGCTTTACCTTTACGTTTACCGCCTTTGGCTTTCTTAGCGTAGTTTGGGTCTTTACAATATTTAGATGCTGCTAAATTAGCATAGGCGCTTGGATAAACATCAAAAGTTCTTTTGGCCCAAGCTTTACCTTCAGGACATATTTTACCCTTACTCTTTACTTTACCACCTTTTTTTAACTTTAAACTTTCTAAAGTTTTAGCTTGTTTAGCATGTGTCTTACTAGCTTTTTTAAGACCTTTGATTATTTTATTTACCTTCTTTTTAGCCATAATTTAAACCGTCTGCATGATAATTTAAAGTTAGTTCTTCACCAGCTTTAATTTTTTTTATCGTAAAAACATTATATACCTTATAATCGTCCCAATCCAACTCCAAAGATAAAGCACAATTTGGTTTTTCGGAATGGTTCAAGAAACCACCTATAGAAGTTCTAACAAACCCGCAAATAATTGGTACTTTAAGATGTGACATGCCACAATCAAAATGTTTTTTTATATTAGTTTTTGCGAAAAGACCTAGACCCTCTATAGGGCTTTCTTTCACTTCTAAACAATCAGGTAGAGGTTTGTAGTAAAATTTATTATAAATCGGGTACATAAGCACCTGAGTCAATTAACTTTTGTCTGTTTAACATGTGTTCGGCTTCGACATCAGCTTTGCTTTGACCAAAGTATTTGACGGCTAAATTTTGTGCCACCATAGCTTGATTGATGTCTAAATCATCTACCACTATAGATCCTAAGACTCTACCGTATTTACCTTTAGAGTCCTTCAGCTCACTTCGTAAAATTACTTCTTTTCCATTTTTTATTGAATCCTCTAAGAACTTAGAGGCTAGTTTGCCTCTGGCTTTTTCGTCTAAATTACGAGTTCTAGATTCTGGGGTATCTATACCATAAAGTCTAACACGACATTTATGTAAAATACTGAAGCCGAGATCAAGTATACAATCTATTGTATCTCCATCAACGACACGAGTTACCTCGCATTTATATTCGTACACTTAACTACTTATGGTTTTTACTACAGAAGTTGGTGTAATTTTTTCTGTAATTTGAGCATCTAAACCTGATTTCATACTAGCAACTTCGGTAGAGCCTATTGCTGCTTCTACCCAAGCTTGCACATCTGATTGTTTGACACTAGCTAAAGCTTTGAAACTCGAGTGATCTGACACATCTAAACTTTGTGACCCATAAGTCTCTGCAGTATGATTATTACCGTCGGCATCTTTGTTGGTATCGTCTACAGCTTTTAAACGCCAATGCACGTTATAAATTACATCTGATTTTGTATTGCTACCATCTGAATGTGAAGGATATGTATCAACAGTTGATACGTCCCACGTATAAGAAATCGCCATTATTTTGCTTTCCTTTTTGTATATTTACGTTTAGTTTTCGATTTAGGTTTTTTAACTAAATCTTTATGAACCATTTTATATGCTTCATTTTTTGGTGTAGAAGGATCGTCAGCTACATACTGGCCGTTAGATTTTCTATTCCTAACTTTTACCCAACCAAACCAGTTTCCTATTTTTTCCCAGAAACTCATAATTATTCCTCGTTTATTTATACGTATAATTTACTTATATTTTGGTGATTTTACAAATTTACCTTTGTTTTTTTTACCCGTTCGTTTTAACAAGCCACGTGCTTTTGCAGCGGCTCTTTCACTAAAACCTAACTTTTTTTTATTTTTAATTTTGTGTTTTAGTGTTTTTAATTTAGCAACCATTACTTTTTTATCCTGCCAAATTTTTTACGAAGTGCATCTTTGCCTCTTCTAAAAATCTCAGCTTGTTTAGGCTTACCACCGTATTTAGAACGTTGTTCGCCTACGGTTAAAATTTGTATAAGTCTAGCGAAAGGTTTTTTTGTTTTTTTTACTTTGGCTACTGTATCTCTAGCATCTTGTATCGAGGCATATTTAATTGAAACTGTATCTTTGGGATTTTCGTCGGTATATAGTCTTCTACCACTTCCTTTGGGCTTTTTACCGGTTCCTACTTTAGGGTCGGCCACTACCAAGCCTTACACGACCAATATCGTGCTGAGAATTTGTCTTTAGCTGTATCACATTTATGTCTAGCTCTAAAAGATTTTCTACGACCTGGTTGGTCTTTTTTGATAGACATTTTTGGATCACCAAAACGCACTAATTTGAATTGATCACCTTTTTTTGCTAAAACTGCCGATTTTTTTGATTTACCAGGTGTTTTTTTTGGTTTGTTGAAACCAGGAAAAGTCTCCCCTCGATATTGCAGTCTACCGCTAGGGAGTCTTTTTACACTACTTATCTTTGGCATATATTCTTAGCCATACTCTTTGACCAGCTCTAATATTATAGAATATGTATCGCCTGAAGAGTGGCCTACTGTTGTAAAGAGAATATCTCCAGTTTTACCACTTCCTGCATTATTAGGTATACCAGTAAAATTATCGTAGTACTCATCACCTGTACTATCTGCTGGTAAACCAGTAATTAAAACATTAGAAGTAGCATCAAATAATAAATCTACACCCATACCACGACAGGCCCAATATATTCTTTGAATAGTGACACTTGTGCAAGCGTCGCCATTTGCATTTGTTTGTAAAGCGGAGACATCTACTTTAGCAACAGCACTTTCACCAGTTCCATCTGAGACATTAGT